TCGTGTTGTTCTTGTGTATGCGGCTCAGGTGGTACATCAAATTTAAAACTAATAAGATTTTCGAACGACATTGGAATCTCATTATAATCATAGAATGTTTTTAACTCACCATCGATTAACACTTTAAACTCACCTTCTAATTTAGACATTAGTTCAGATCGATCCTTGCTGCGTCAACATCTAAGTTCTTAGTTATGGTTGTTGTTTGGTTACCCTCGAACGTTTCACTTACATCACCTTTTACTGTAACATTCATGTTGCCATTGACTGTAATATCTAAGTCACCTGTAATGAAGACTTTATCATTACCATTTACTGTTTTAAATCCATTCTTATGATGAGTAACTACATCTCCATTTGGATGCATTTCAACAAACGAACCGGAACGATGATAAATGTGAATACGTGAATGGTCAGTTTCATTACCATCAGCGTCAGTAGTGAATGAATCATCGATCTCAATTACATGACCGCGAGGAGTTTCATGCACAAAGTTTTTTGGATAAACTGCAGCATACGGAGAATCAGGTTCGTCAAAGGGTTCATCATTTGCTATCTTAGTTGGATCAGTCTTTTGTGTTACTTTTCTTTCAGCTAAAGTATTTGTACCACGTGCAAGTTGATTTGTAGATCTATCACCTGCAGATGCGTCTTCATACTTTGGCATAGAACCAAGAACAAGTGGTAACTGAGAATCTGGTCCATCCATAAAGATACCAAACACTCTAGCGCCAGGCTGTATCCCTAATATATTTCCAAGTCCATTTGTTCCACCTTCTGTTATAGGAATCACGGTTTGTGCCCAAGGTAAATTTTCAGATGGAATCTCTATCTCACTGCTGTCGTGTACACCAAGTATTCTTACTCTTATACGACCCATTTGTAGAGGATCGCTGATACTAGTTACGTTACCAATGAACCATCTAATTTGGTCTCCGTAGTGTTGCATTATTTCGCTACCCTTTTTAAGCTACCAATTTTAACGCAGTTCATACTAACGTCATATTTATCGACTGTTTTCTTAAACATGTGTCTTACTGAATATATTAAATAACTACCAGACTTTTTTCTATCTATTGCATCATCTGCTTGATCGTGTGTAGCTTGCACCTGAATCAAAATATTATTTCCAATAGTTCTATGTGCATCTCCTTTGATAAATTCTAATCCATTTAAGCTAATAGTAAACGGATTCTTTTTCAAAATTGCATCCATTGTCGCACTAATTACGTTTAATTTATAATCAGCTGCAGTTTTGTATTCACCATAAGAATTATTCCAAGCATTATATGTAAATGGTGTAAATCCTTCAGCAGTATCAGAATCTCTATAGGCCATGGATCCACCAACGTATGTAGATTTTACACTCTTATAAGTTTCAATAAGTTTGTCATCGATGAGCTCAGCGTAATCAATTGAAGGATTAGGTTGCGCATTAGATAAAATACCATCGTGTATCAATTTTGCAAATACGTCTTTTCTTGAGTTGTAACTGAATGACTTTGTATTTTCTGTAAGTGTATCAATGTATTCAAACTTTGAGCTAATTAAACCTTTACGAATCAAGTCTAATAAATTTTCTTGTGAAGACATATTGTGATTTTCAATCACTCTTCTTTGTAGAGTTACGTTCATTGTATCTTGTGCTTTTACGGATGATATTGTAAATGCTGCATCATCTTTGCCAGCGTTTAAAGCAGGACGTAAAAGAATGTCTCCTAAGTTTTCCATTCTAAAATCATCGCCAACAAGTGTGGAATAAAGATAAAAGGGATACCCACGTGCACTAGCTGCTTTCTTATTTAGCCACATCATTGCTTCAAGAGGATGCATGTTTGGAACAATAACTTCTATTACAGATCGATCCTTACCAGTTAAGAAAACTTTTTTGTTTAAAAAGTTCTGAGCTATTTTTCCTATGATGTTTGATCGACTTCCAGTGTAATGCCTATTGATATTTTTTAGTGATGAGATATAGAATACATCTTCAACTAAATGTATCATTAAAGTTTGCGCGTTGTCTTGAACTTTCTGAATTTTTTCTACTTTTGACACAAAGAAAGTTTTAGTAATTGGCGTTGAATCTTCTTCTGTACTTTCAATCGTTATTTGTATTCTTTCTGATCCTTGTATATCAGCATTCTCATAAAAGTTTGAGTCGTCAATTACCATCATCCTGCCAGTAAGATACGGCTTCTCTATATGCTCAAAAATTTCTACATCAGTTACAATACGGTTTAGTTCGACCGATTCAGTTAATCGTTCAGAAACTAGTAAAACTGATGAGAGTAAAAACCCTGAATTGTTTTGTGTCATCTTATAATGATTCTCTAAATGCTCTTACTATTTCTCTTACAAAATCTTTTCTGAATACTTTAATTTGGCTGTTTGCTTCATTCAGGTCTTGTAAATGATTTAGGTTTGTTTTCTCAGTCAGTAGACCTCCCGGCCCGACTTCCGGATCAATATCAACATAATCACCAGCTGCGTTTATATAGTGGTGTGGTGCATTATATTCTTCAACGAAACTATTTACTACTATTATTTCAATCACACCATTTGCGTTTGTAGAGTTTACGTTCTCACCAGCAACGAATGTTCCATCAACACTTTCTAAAAGCAAGAATCCTAAATCAAGGTTTCTTTCTTTTATCGTGCCTGTGGCTTCTGATACCTGGCCAGTAAGAGTTTGGCCTACTTTGAACTTATCAGTAAGTTTAGTTCGAGTCGTAATCACCTTGCCTGGATATTTTTCAGTAGCTACAGTAAAGATTCTACCAGGTGAAAGTGGCCATCTTTTTTCACGTAGCTCTGGATTCAATATGTAAAAAGTCCAGTGATAATCTGGTCTTCCATATAATTTTTGAGAAACTTGATCTGGTCTTTCATCTGGAAGAACGTAGTAATTTGAATAAACCGATGTTCCATCTGCAACTTGGTCTATAACAGTAGACATCAACGACAGGTCTTGAAAGACCGTTGTGTTAGTCTCATCACCAAATCTATAATTAACATCGTCGAAATACTTAAAATAGTTTGACATGGTTATCTCCCAGCCTCACCTGTACTTATTGTGCCTATTGAGGGTGTATTTGTACCACCCTGACCAGCAGGTCCAGGTTCAGTTGTTTCTTGCCCGTTTTCAAAGTGATAGAACGAATCGTCATCTTCGTTCATAATATCTTTACGTGTTTGAGCTTTATATTCTACAAACGTAAGGTTCATATCGATTTCAGTTGGAGAACCATCAGTATGAAGAACTGGTGATGTAGCGTTATATGTTGTACTAATTCCTTTGAGATAACATAACTTGATTGGTGTACCTACATTTTTAAATCTACCATCACCAGATTCAGATAACAGTCGAATCTTAAACATGTTTGGATATTCAAAGCCTACAGAAAAACTACCAAACGTAGCAATCTCTTCTGGATACGCGTGAAATCTAAAGAATTGAATAATTGATTTGACCGCTAATGATTCTTGCGGTGAGCACGGGATAAATTTAAAATTAAAAGTAAATTCACGTACCGACACACCATTAAAGTTGGTACGTATGTTTGGATTCATAGTGGCTCTAACCGTAATACCACCGGCCGGACCTACCGCTTGAGCAGCCCTAGTAGTAGCAGCTCTACCTAACTCACCGGATTGAGTGAACGCTTTAGCTGTGTCACTTATTGATTGCGCACCCTGAGATAAGCCTCTCATCGCAGATCCAACTAAACTACCACCTTGGTTAATAGCAGCTGATACTGCAGCACCCATTTGTCCTAAACTAGCCTGCGCATAATCAAACCCATCGTTAACTTGAAATCCACCGAGTGGAACGTATAAATTAGCAACCTCTCCTTCAATATTAAAAAACTTAAGATTACTAACTGGATTATCATCACCAGTTTTTTTATCGCTGGCCGATGATGATCCTTGTTCTCCTGTTACAGCGTCGACAGCTGCATCAGCTACGTTCTTAAAAGCATTAGCAACACCCAAACCACTTACTTTTGGAGGCACTACTCTTACCGCTTGAAATTTTATTTTAGTATTGTACCGAGAACTTTTTTCAACAGGGTAAACTAATTGTCCGGCTCTATTACTAGGTCTTAACGTTGCCATATCATATCCTATAGATATAGTTAAATAACTCTTTTGGTATTTATAACAAGAAATGGCATACAAAGGACGATACGTCGTAGAGAATAAAAAGAAGTACGCTGGTGATTCAGCCAACGTGGTGTATCGCTCATTGTGGGAAAGGGATGTTTTCAAATGGTTAGACATGAACCCGAAAGTAAAGAAGTGGTCGTCAGAAGAGATTGTGATACCATATTACTACGATGTTGATAAAAAGTATCACCGCTATTTTCCCGACGTCAAGATCGTCTTCGAAGACAAAACGTTGTTGGTTGAAATCAAGCCAGCAAAAGAAACAGTCGTCCCAAGAAGAACAGGAAAGAACCAAAGGCAATACGTTACTGAAGCAGCCACGTACGTAAGAAACATGAACAAGTGGGAAGCCGCAAACTCATTTTGTAAGGATCGTAAGTGGGAGTTTCAGATATGGACCGAGGATACTTTAGTATCAATGGGAATCATGCAGAAGCCGATGAAGAAAGTTCCTGGTAAATTAAAGCCGTTGAAGCCATATAGAAAACGCAAGAAATAGATATAAATACGAGTATGGCTGATAGTTTATTTAGAGATCTAGAGATTGAAGCATTTCGTGCTGGTGTCACACCACGTACTCGAGAATCTATTCGGTGGTTTCAAAAGAAAGCACAAGAGCTTGGTAGAGTTCCACGTAATAAATTGTTAGCCGATGAAGCTTTAGAATTAAAGAATCGTCCAATTACTCGTACAGGCCCTCAGGGCAACATGTACATGTATTTCTATGATCCAAAAACTAAAGACAAGCTTCCATACTACGATGGGTTTCCACTTATTATTATGATGGGTCCAGCCAAAGGCGGGTTCTATGGATTGAATCTACATTACTTACCACCAGCGGTAAGAGCAAGACTCTTAGATGTTATTCTACAAAACGAAGGTGCAGGTATACCAGACAAATACATTGCTCCAGCAATGAAGCATTATCTGTTCAAACATGTAAGAAGTAGATTTGCCTTAGTGGATAGACCAGAATGGGAAGTTGCAACTTTTCTTCCTACGGCTGACTGGAACAAGGCAAGACCTTCCGCCGTTTATAGAGACTCACGAAAGAAACTGAGGGCATAATGGCTTCGATATCTGAAATGAAAAGTTCCATAACGTTTGGTGGTGGACTAGCAAGAACAAATAAGTTTCTAGTTACACTTCCATCTCTTGGTGCCGGTGGTATCATAGGCGCTCTTGGTGCAAGAAATATGAACATCCTTTGCCGTACCGCGCAGCTACCAGGCAAGCAGATACTGACACACGACAAACGAATCGGTATGCAGTTTGAAAAAGTAGCATATGGTTACGCTGTAGAAGATGTTACGTTAACATTCTTAGAAACTTCTACACTACCTGTACGTAGATACTTTGACACCTGGCGTGAACTTACTATCAACGAAGATTCTCAAACTGCTAATTATAAAACAGAATATCAAAAAAGAATATTGATTCATCAATTAGCAATGCCTTTGCCAATCTCAGCTTTGCCGGTAACAAATCGAATACCAGCAGACGTACAGGTCACTACATACGCGGTTGAATTGATTAACGCGTTTCCTACGACTACAACAGCAATTGAATTCACAAATGAACAGGATGGATTTGCCGAGACAACGGTATCCATCTCTTACACAAACTGGAAGAGAGTGCCGGCTGGCCAGCTTTCATTCTCAGTTAACTTTTAGGATTAAATTATGGCACTACCAAAACTTAATACTGCACCAAACTATGAGATGGTTATTCCATCATCTGGTAAGA